CCATCAATGATTTCGTATTTTTCATTTACGATTATAACCGTAAATAAATAATTATCAGCCATTGATTTTTTCAACCTATTGATGTGCATTAGGTTTTTGTTTCTGTTACCTTCAATAGGCTTAAATAGAAAGTAATCTGTTGTTGTGTGAACTTGGTTACTATTTTTCACCATTGGTTCTGTTTTAAAATAATTCACTTTGTTTATGTGGGTTTTATCACTCCGCCCAGAAGTTTTTTTTACGCTTCGATTTGTCTTTTATCCAATGGAATGAAACCCGATCCGTTGCCATGTACTACCTTGATGAAGTCAACCTCAACCTTTGCTGAGTTGACAATCACCTGGGCGATGTCTGCGATTGCTTTTGCTTTGTCGAGCTCCATGTCATTTTCTTTTAACATCTCGATGATTTCGAATAGGTGATCTCTTAGATCTTCAATTTTATTTCTTGCCATAACTTGTTTAGTGTTTTGATTGTGTCTCTAATTGGTTTAGGGTATTTGGTGATGGTGTTGCGTTGCATGTTTTCCACTTTTGTGATTGCCTCGAGGTTTTCTATCTCAAAATTTGAGATGTTCTTATCTCGAAATGTCACTATCATGTGCGGCTCAAGCTTGCCATGATGCTGCTCGTAGATGTGCCGATGTTTAAGCACCCATCGTGTATGCTCTGCAATCTTGATGTACGTGTATCCATCTTCATCGATGCGCTCTGATGCAACAGACTTGTGGTTATGCGGCACATGCCCCTTCTTAAATTGCGATTCTTTGCCTCCGATGTCAAGCCCCTTCATGCCTTTATTCCAAGGCTCATGCCCTTTGTAAAACTGCGTTGCTTGGTTTCCTTTTTGCAGTCTGCCGCTTGCTTCTGTTTCGAGATACTCGGGGGTCTTATGCAGCTGAAGTGCGAAGGCTTTGGCATAACACTGGGAGATTGATTTCCCAGTGATGAACGCCACCTCTTTTGTCGAGCGGTGCGGATAGTACTCAATGAGCAACTCGGTCTGTTCGAGTGTCCAATTACAGCGAGTCATAATAATCGCGACCTCCGCTCTCGCCTCCTTGTGATGACGGCCTTGGAAAGCGTTCAATGATTGCCTTCTGTCCATCGTGGTAGCCGTTTGAGTAGGCTTGTATGATTGCTTCTTTTACCTTGGCATAAGGAGTGTCGTTGTCGCATTCGCGCGGATCAATGATTGCATCAAGGTAGCGGTTGAATTGCGTGAATTCAAAGTGGATGTTGTCTAGTTCGTTCATCGGATTACTTGTGTTTTAACTTCTGTTAGTTCAATGCCGCGTATCTCTGCGATGTTTGTGATCTCCATTGCTTTTGGAAGCTTGCGGAGTAACTCGGCCACGTCAAACATCTCTGCTTGCATCAGTGTCCAGAGCAGTGTCATCCAATCTACCTCGCCCACTATCTCTGCCTTTTTGCTGATGCGAATGTTTTTGGTGTGGTCGAGCTCAAGTGTTGTGGTTGTAGTTGCATCGGTGAAGGTTGCGAAGATGCCTGACACATCGCTTGTGATTGCTGACTTAAGCGCATCGGCTGCATCCTGTGCAATCTTTGCATCTGCAACAGCCTTCTTAACTGCGAGCTCGTTGGAGTAGTCAATCATCATCTGCTTGCGCTGCTCGATGTAAGCCTTAAGCGGAGCAGTTGCATCGCGCTCAACTTCCATGACTGACTTCTTGTAGGTGTCCAGTGGAAGAGTTACCATCTTGCGATTTGTCTCGATGTGCTTGATGGCATCGTTAGCCGCCTTGATTGACTCAGCGCTCATGTCGTATGTGAGCTTGTCTTCGATGGCAGATGGTGCGCCTTCAATCATGCTCTGAGCACGAAGCACCTCGGTGGAGTTAAGAGCCTTGTAGAACTCGGATATGTTATCTATATTAGCTGCGTTCATAGTGTATTGTTTTTAATGAAGGGCGGCCTAACACCGCCCTTTGTTATTTTAAAAAGGGAAGCCGTCTTCGAAATCTTCTGCTATGACTGAGCCAACAACAACTTGCGCAACTGGCGCAGGCTTGCTAACTCTCGCAATCCACTCATCACTCATCTTTATTTTATCTTGGATGAACTCGGGCAGCTGAGCGAAGATTGCATCATCATGCTCCTCGGTATTGTAGCAAAGCGGAGCGTTGAATGCAGGAGGGCAAACCAATCCTTTTGGCACTGGAGAGATTCCAATGATGTTAGCATAGGTGATATCTCCTTTAACTACGTGAGTCAAGTTCACCATGCAAGGTCTTCCAATCAGCGTGAAGATGTCGAAGTCTTCAGCAACGCCATTGGTCATCTTCTTGCCTGCCCAAGATTCGATGTCTCTGCGGAGCACAGCCTTCTCGTTCATCGATAGGTTGTAGATGCTGCGAGCATAGAACGGTTTCTCTTCGCCGCCTTCCTCGAATGCGTGTGTTTCAGTCGGCAGTTCAAAGATAAACTGCACTTTGCGTTTTTTGCCTGGAAATTGTCCTGTTTGCATCGTTGTTCCAAGGTCAACGATTTGGTAACATCTTGCCACGAATGCTCCCTCGGGAGCGATTTGGCGGGAGGTGTTATTCCCTGAAGGTGCTTTTAAGCCCATAGTGATTGTTTTAGAATTGAGTTATTAATTGTTTGAATGATACTTGTGTATTGTGCAGTGTCTTTTGGTACATTCTGAAGAACTCGTTGACATCCGATGGATGATAAGTGCGAACCGATTCATCAAGGCCTTGTGTCATCTCCTTTGAGTACTGGCGAACAAGTACAAGTGAGTTCTTGTCGCATCTCTGAAAGAGCCCTTGATGGCAACCGTCTTGCACAATTGTTAGCATGATGCCAGATAGATGGTCGTAGTTAAAATACTGCGTGCTGTCGTGTGATTTGAAAAAAGTGTTCATAGATTTATGAGTGAATGATTGAAGTTTGTGGGCGGTAGTTAGCCGCCCGATTAAATTAGTATGAAAAATCAAATGTGTAAGTTGCAAAACCTTCGAACCAAATTACGACTATTGCCTTTTCTTCGGGGCTGTAATCGTATCTAACTCTTGAGTAATCGAGAACTACCTTAGCAAAGTCTAATGCGTTCTGCTCTGTTGTTAATCCATCTGCTATGAATTTTGAGGATGTGTTGGTTTCAACTGTGATTTTGTACATGACTAAAAGATTAAATGATTGAATGATTGATAGGCAAATATAAAACTTATTTTTGATTATGCAACACTTATTTAAAAATAAATTTAGGGCGGTTGTTGGCCGCCCGAAATTATTAATAAACAGCAATTAGATTATTGTCTTCGCACACATTAATAAATGTATCAATTAAGGTTTCCATTGTGACATTTCCAATGGTAAAACTTGATTTTGTGTGCATCAAATTTGAAGCGATGGTGTTAGCATCATCTTGAGTTACCATAAGGAAGATGTCAAGGATTGCATCTCTTCGAGATGTGTAGATTCGGGGTGTGATTGTTTCGATTAACATAGTAAATAAGTGAATGATTGAATTACAAAGATACACCTTTTTTGATAGTATCGCACACAATCAAAACTATTTACACGCAATTATCCTAAGTCGCACATAATCAGCGCGATTATTTTCTACTTGCTCCCAATCCGAAGCCTATGATTGCCCCAACACCTACCTTAAATGCGGTTGTCTGATGCCACTTTTTATCCTGCTTGATGTAGATGTTCGACATGCCAGTGATTGCCACATTAGGATTGTCGACTCTCAGGCGGACAACAGTATCCTTGTTCTTAAGGAGTCGGTTCACGAAGCCAGTGCGCATGGTATCACCAACAGCATAGGTAAACTTAGCAGGAATCACGAGTGAATCAATTTGCAACCACCCGAGGCGGTTGATCATGCCGCCGATTGTATACCACTCGGTCTGCTTAAGGAATGGCTTTGGCAGTTGGATGTATGGCTTGCCTTGCACCATCACTGTGTCGCCCAATTTGATTTGAGTCTTGATGATTGTCCTGGTCTCGATGCGCACCACCTCACTTGCGTTCTTTACTTTCACTTCTAGCTCTGCAATCTGCTGTGCTTGCTTTGCTGCATCCGAGCCGCTCTGTGCGATTACTTTGCGCTGTGAGGCAATCACTATGCTATCCTCATACATCGTGTGCTTAAGGAGGTAATCTGACTGCACGCCATCGCCGCAAGTTTTAAGCAGCAAGAACAAGAGCACAATGATTGCGCCTAAGAATAGTGTCTCAGATTTGATAGATGCCATGTTGAATGAGTTTTATAAGTTCCTGCGATGATTCCCAAAATAATCTTTTATCCTTGAGCTCCGCTTGCAATATCTGAAGTGCAACACATACCGGCATGCCACGCTCCATCACATACCAAGCGGCAACCTTAACCAGTCTCTCGTCCGCTTGCAGATCCGTCATAACTCTCGAGCTGCTTTCTTGATGAGTATCTTGATTGCATCATCAAGCTTGTTGACCGATGTGTGAATCATCTTAAGTAGGTCACGCTTCTCGGTGTCGTTTGACATCGGATGGTTGAGCATCAACTGCACAAGACCTGAGATGTTGGTCAGTGGCTGACGTATCTCATGGCTCAGCATAAATCTAAACTCCTCAAGAAGCAACTTCTGCCGCTCATGATTGTGCGAGCTGATGGAGGTGACATCGACTAACTGGATCCCGACAAAGTGCAAGGTCTCGCCAATGGCGAAGCAGTTCCAAATGTTGTATCTGTCGATGGTATTCTTTTGGCGAGTGCGAGCATAGACACGCGATGGATCTGGCGAATGCAACCGAGCCAATTGAACGGCCTTGATAAAATCTTCTTGGTCACCCTCGATGCTTATGATGTCACTTATTTTACTAGGCTTGATGTGGCTGACATAATTCTTGAACAGCTCATTGCTTGAGACAATAAGCCCATGCTCATCAGTCACCACATAGAAGAGGTCAATCGAATTCTCTAAGATGAAGAGCGAAGACATGCAGAGAGTTCGCTGTAAAGATTATTCCAAGCGGACATCGAGCTCCATGCCCATTGCGCTGTGAGGTAGATTGTAAATGTCAAGAGCATGCCCATGATAGGGGCATCCATTGTTGGCTTGTACTCGGTGAACTCAGTGCGCGGCTTGATAATGATCTTAGCCTCTGGCTTGGGAGCAAGAAGGAATGCAGAGGTGCTCGGTGTGATTGTATCGCTTGCGTAGTTTTGCTGCATAGGAATCGGCTCTAGCGTTGGCTCATCGGCAGGCAGCTCGTAAGTCTGCCCCCATTGATTAGTGCAATAGTTACGGCCAAAGATAGTGAATTTCTCCATTGACTGATACACGATCTGCGGCTCGATGTGAATAGTGTGATGATGTGTATGGACTTTGCAGCCAAGACCCACCACGCAACCTTCATCGATTGTAGTATACGTTGAGTCTCTTCCGTCATCCATTGTCATTTGCTTTAGGTATATATCCTGCGGCCACCATAGCTGCAACGATGGCTGCAAGTGTCTCTGTTGTTATCTGCTTAAAGATAAGCGCGAACACAGAGCAGAGAATCACTAATGAGCCAATCGTTGGCCTCCAGTGCTTAACGATTATATCAAGCACTTGCCTTGGTTTGCTGACTCTTCTTGCGGCCATAGTTTTCAAACGATTGGTGTGAAATATAGTTGCGCCTCTTTCTTGCGTCTTCTTACAAGGCCCGTTGAAACCTCGCCGCCTGCCCTGTTCCACTTGAGGAACTCAGCTGCAATTCTCGGATCGTTAGGGTTGGCTTTGACAAACCTCAACAGCTGCGACTTAGCAAGGTTGCCTGCTCCCAGGTTATAGGTAAAACTTACAAGCGCATCAAACTGATTTTGATTCACCTTGGTGGTGTTAAGAAGTCCAAGCACGCTGCCCTCGAACTCCTTAAGGTGGTCTTTTAGAAGCTGCGCCGCCTGAGCATTGGTGATTGTCTGCCCGAGCTTCACCTTGCTGCCGTCCTCGTAGAAGGTTGCGCCGTAGCCAATGGTCGGCACTCCTGCTGAGCAAAGGTAGGATGTCAGCCGCAAGCCCTCAAACTCTTGGATAAGTCTGATGCCGTTAGCTGAGGATTTCATATTGGAATTGTAATGTGCAGTATTCCAATGCTATTGCAGCAGTTGTAGTTTCTAATGATACAGCGCACGTATTGTTAGTTACTTCTGCTCCAATTGACAATTCAACAATCTCTGCTAATATTCCAGCAAATGACCATTGTAAAATACCAAAGCATTGTTTAACGGTTGTAAAGTCTGATGCTACTGGAAGCTCAATTTCAAATGCGCCTGTTGTTTCTCCAGCATCCATTGTAATTCCCAATTGAGCAGATACTGTTACAATATTTCCAACTCGGATGTAAGATGCTGCGTTTACATTTACAGCAATATTATTTGTTTCTCCACTTATAGTCGGCGAATAGCTGCTACTTGACAAGATGTTCCCCAATTCAATCTGCTTGGATGTGCCTTGCGGAGATTGCGAGTTGTCGCTGATGTCTACGATGTACAACAAGTCTTCTGCAACTGGTGCAGTTAGTATTCCTAAGTCGGTAATTTTTACGCCTGCCATGATTCGATTGGTTTAAAGGTTATTAAAGGTAAGTATTTTACCCAATCAAGAGATGACTGCTCGACCTCCTCGATTGAGATTATCCAGTTGCCATCTGAATCTTGGATTGGGTTGAAGTAATTATCAGCAACAAACTCGACACCATCGAGCCATCTTGCTTGTTCTTCTGTGAGTAGGTGAACTTCCATTATACTTGACGGGATAAGGTTGTTTGAAAGGCTTGAACTGAGTTGTAGAGTGCCAATGCTTCAACATCAGTTAAGCCGCTGCCGATAGTTGAGAAGGCGCATTGTCTATTAGAAAATAAACTTGCAACATTATTGTTTGATATTGCACCTATAAATATTTTCTGAGATGGTAAAGATTGAACTCCAGTTATAATATTAGATGCAATAGTTAAGCCGTTACGATATAGCTTTCGGCTTGATGAATTGATAATTGAACCACTGAAAAATCCACTACCATCTGCAACCGTAGTTGCTGCTAAAAATGAAGTTGTTGCACTATTAGCCGCAAAAAATGAAGCATTTGATGTTGCTCTTCTTACACCTAATGCAATTAAACTTGGGTCTAATGCTTGGTTTGGTACTGCTCCCATATCAATAGCTGTTGCACTTGTACTTGCTGCAACAGTTCTTGAATAATAGCTTAATGAATTATTGTTTGCCGATAATGAAGTTGATACGGAAATAAAAGTGTCAGCATATCCATTAGTGCCATTAAAAGCAACACCATTAGCTGAGTGAGTTATTCCACCGACAAAGCTAAGTCTGAAAGCAGCATTTGTGTCAGCAGGATTTTTAAGATTAAACTTATGCGTTGTTGCCGTTCCTCCTACCATCGGATAAATGGCACTCATTTTCGCCCAAGTCCCATCTGCTTTCATTGATATCACCAATGTGCAAATAGCAGATGTGATGGTTGCATCTGTGATACCAGTAGCACTTAAGAATGCAACTGCATCTGGGTCGCATCCAGTAGCGTAAGAATATGGGTTGACTAAGAAACTCATGCGTAGTTACCGATTAACATTACCTTTAATCCTTTTGCAGTGCCATTGCCAATCTGGTCAATGTCGATGGTTATCTCCGCATCATCGGCAAGAGCAGTGTCGCTTATCACCACTGGAGTGGCAGCTGTTGTGCTTGTCTTTTCGGTGTTGTCAATGGTCAGCTTAGTGCTTAAAATACTTGTGCCACCTTCATTGATGTCAACAGTGAAGATAGTACCACTTGCCTGAGCGGTTGTGAGCGATGCTCTTACCGCAGTTAATGTCACAGCCCTTGGCATGCGGAAAGTAATCTTTGCCGTGCCGGCAGTAAGCGCAGTGGTCTCATCTGATGCCGCAACAACAAGCTCGAACGGAGTGGCATAGTTACCGCTGCCAACTATCGAAGTCGAGTTGATGGTCTTGATGTTTGTGCCGCTTACCAGTGCAGCTTGCTTAGCATCGAATGCCGTCCAATCAGCTGTGCTCAATGCACCTCTGTTGGCTGCACTTGCAGTTGGTAGGTTGAAGGTATGAGTTGCAGTTGTCGATGATATAGCAAAGTCAGTGCCTGCCGTTCCAACTGCGAGGTATTGCGTGTTGGCTGTTAGTCCGTTCAATGCTGATATGCCTCCTGCGAAGTTAGTAATCACTTGACATAGATGGCTGTCCTGCGTGTGCATGGTTATTGTCCTGCCTC